AATGAGCATGACTAAAGAATGGAGTCACATACCAAACTCCGAGCATATTGACTGGGTGTTGGATACACTAAAGAAAAACCCAGAGGTGTGGGGCGCTGCGTGGAATGATGTGTGGGATGCTGCGAAAGATGCTGTGTGTAGTGCGAGGGATGCTGAAAGGGGTGATGTGTGGGATGCTGCAAGGGGTGATGTGTGGGATGCTGCTTGGGATGCTGCGAGGAATGCTGCGAGGAATGATGCGTGGGATGCTACGGGGGGTGCTATTGCTGCACTTATTGCTTGGGATGAATCTAGTGAATTACTAACTATGCCCATAACGCATGTTGAAAGACTAGCTAAATTAGAAATGCCCGCAGCAATACTACTACTGCCCGCAGTTATTGTTAAACATAACCTGACATTTGTCAGAAACAAGGGAGAATGATATGTATATTGATATAACCATAGCACTTGCATGTATTTACGGTGGGTTAGCAACAGCAGTTGCCCTGCATTACAGAGAACAATATAAACGCGCATTTGATACCGGAAAGATGCTGACGTATATGATGCACAAGGTAGCTAATAAGGAAGTAGAGATAATCATGGACTCCGATGGTGATCTAGCGGCTAGACCAATAAACAAAGAGAAGGAGGTAACAGTATGAGTTACGCAAATATTAAATTAGTTTATAAAGATGTCGAGTTACCTATATTGCCGTTCATGAAGAATTTTATTGAGACGCTAGCATTGAAGCACCCGAACTGGATGTTTGAAGGGGCGTTCATAAAGGGTGTGCGTTTAACAGGAGACGATGGGGTTTACGCAAGGTATGCTAATAATTTCAAAGTAATAGAGAAGCGTGAACTTATTGGCACTATTGGTTACACTTCAAGCGCAAGGGGTAGTGATGGGTTTATGATTAGTAATAAACGTATCAAAAATGGGCGGGAACGAGGAAATTGTATAATTACGAAGGATGAGAAGAAAGCTATTCGCCATATTGATAAATGGTTTTATCGTGAAACAGTTGCGGAACTTATGGCTAGTCAAGTAACCTTAGCCAATCGAAAAGTGTATGCGGCAATGGATTCCCATAGAAGTGATGTTGCGGGGGATTTTCAAAAATTGAATGACCCCATTAAACAGTTTATATTGAGTAACTTTGATGTGTTCATTAAGACTTTGCATAGTAATGAAGAGGTGCAGACCGCAGAAAATCTACCAAAGAAAATAGAAGAAGCATGTTCGCTACGGGAGATACATGATAAAACAGCAAGTAATGATGGGTTTATAATTACTATACTAGAGACAGGTAATTACGCTATACAAAAAGGCATGGATATATCCGTTAAGTCTAGCGAAGAACTGGATAGCGACATGCGTAGAAAACTGGGTATGCTTAAGTTAGTAAGTGTAGAGGTTGGCATATCAGGTGTTGGGTTTAGATGTAGCGATACTACATTTGTGGTAATCTAACTAAAATTAGGAGACGGGAATGAATATAATACAAAGAATACGCGAATATAAAAATGCAAGCCAAGACGAAAACCTGACAAATGTCAGGAAAAGGACATTAATAGGTGAGCCTAAGTCTACGTTCGTATACACAAGCGGTGCTGACGTCATGGCTACGTTTCGTAAACATGGGTTTGTCCCACCTAGTGAGGTTAGAACTGATTACCTATTTGGAAGTAATAGAAGGAGAGAGTCATGAGAACTCTTGGGAGTAAGAATAAAACACCTAAGCAAGTATACGTATCGTTTCGTATACCACAAAAGATGGCTGACTATTTGAATCTGTTTCCATCACGCAGTAAAAAGCTGCGAGAGATTATAGAAGAGCATATGGGGAAAGTTAGTAAAGATACATAGTATTTGAAGGGGCGTTCATAAAGGGTGGCGGCTATAATTATCTGGTAGATGTATTAGCCTAACCACTACTCTGTCTAGTAAGCCCCTACAGGAATTTGTATTACTAGACAGATACTCCGTTGGCTCTAAGAGGGGGTAGAGTGCAATCTACCATTCCCCCTCGCCCACACCCACACCTTCTAGTGCCCCTTGACAAAGTCAAATACTGTGATACACTAGCCCCTTAACCGTAATAGGAGGCTTAAATGTTATCACCGCGCATGGAAAATGCCCTCGATCTAGCTAACAAATGTTGGGAAAAAGCATACGCTATCGAACCCGAGTTTGTAGAAAAATACTTAGCGCTATCAGAGCAATTGCTTGCCCAAAAACCATTAGTAACTGGCGATGAGTTTAGAGAGTATTGTCGTGATAATGGGCTACGTAGACCCTCTGCATTACACCCTAACGTGTGGGTATCAGGTGTGCGCGTTCTTAAACATTTAGGTTGGTTAGAACGTGTGGGTAAAGTTGAGCCTGTCAAAGCACACAATCATATGCCTAGTGTAACGCTATGGAAAAGCAAGATATATGGCACACACCCCTGAGAAAAAAGTAAAGATTAAAGTCACCACGCTATTGAAGTCTTATGGCGTATATTTCTTTTCGCCCGTTACCGGTGGCTATGGTAGCTCTGGTGTGCCTGATATCGTTTGCTGCGTGAATGGCTTTTTCTTAGCCGTTGAATGTAAAGCAGGTAAAGGCAAGACTACTGCACTACAAGACTTGAACATAGCTCGCATTAAAGACTGTGGTGGTATTGCGTTAGTCATAAATGAATTAAACATAGATGAACTTGATAAACTTTTAGGAATACTGACAAATGTCAGGAAGGAGAGAACATGACTGCAGAGATAAATCAAGGTATTAGAATTTTGTTAGAACGTATGAAGTCTAACCCTGAGGAATTTGAGGTTGATCGGGTGCGATCTACAGAGGGGATATACAGGTTTAGGAATAATAAATGGAATTTTATTCACGAGTATATCAGAGGGGATTCGTGGGTTACCGCAGAAGAACGTAAGCTATTACTAGACGGTATTAGTAAAGTGCAAGCTGATGCGTTCACAAGAAACGTAATGGCTACGCTACTAAAAGATGAAGAATTGGAGCCTTATATAAGTCCTGAGGCTGTTTTTAACACGCACACATTCAAAGCCAGCGACATCACCGCCAACATGCTTGTTGGAAATCAACGGCTATCACTACGTCAGCATTTAGACGCTAACAACAGCAACAGCGGGAACTATCATAGTAAAGAAAGATGAGAGCCTTTATGGATATTTTTTGTATAGACTTTGAAACCTACTACGACAAAGACTTTAGCTTAAGCAAGCTAACTACCGAAGAGTATATTAGGGCTAAGGATTTTGAAGTCATTGGCGTAGCGGTTCAACGCAAGGATGAAGAGCCTGTATGGTTCAGTGGCACACAAGAAAAGACTAAGAAGTGGCTAGAACAATTTAATTTTGCAGACCATGCGGTGATTGCACATAATGCAGTATTTGATATGGCTATTCTTAATTGGCACTTTGATATCCGCCCTAAAATAATTGTGGATACTCTGTCTATGGCTAGGGCGTTACATGGAACAGAAGTTGGCGGTAGCCTTAAAGTGTTAGCAGAACATTACAATCTTGGGGTGAAAGGCACAGAAGTTTTAGATGCTAAGGGCAAGCAACGCATAGACTTTAACGCTGAAGATTTGGCAAGCTATGGTGAGTATTGCCGTAATGATGTGCGACTTACTATGGATTTGTTTAAGCAGCTAAGTGGAGACTTTCCGTTATTTGAATACAAGCTGATTGATCTAACCATACGTATGTTTACTGAGCCAGTGCTAGAACTAGACAGGGCAAGTTTAGTACGACTTCTAGAAGAGATACATATTACTAAAAACGCATTATTACTTAGAGCCACATCCAATAGGGAGTCACTATTAAGTAACGCTAAGTTTGCACAGGAGTTAGAGTCGCTTGGAGTTACGTGCCCTATAAAGATTAGTCCTACGACCGGCAAAGAGACTTGGGCATTATCTAAAAATGATGAAGAGTTTAAGGCGTTATTAGAACACGAGAACCCCATAGTGCAAGCACTAGCCTCCGCTAGAATAGGTATTAAGTCTACGTTGGAAGAGACAAGAACTATGCGGTTTATGGACATAGAGGCGCGGGGCGCACTACCAATACCACTACGCTACTACGCCGCACACACAGGTAGATGGGGCGGGGATGACAAGATCAATATGCAGAACTTGGGGCGTAAATCTAATTTGAAGTATGCGATACGTGCACCAGATGGATACTTCCTTATAGACGCTGACTCTAGCCAAATAGAAGCAAGAACTTTAGCGTGGCTGGCGAGTCAGAATGATTTAGTTGATGCGTTTGAGCGCGGTGAGGATGTGTATAAGATTATGGCTAGTGCTATATACAACAAGCCAGTTGGAGAGATTACATCAGATGAACGGTTTGTTGGTAAGACCACAATTTTAGGATGTGGCTACGGTATGGGTAACAAGAAGTTTCGGATACAGTTAAAGACATTCAATGTTGATTTATCCGAAGAAGAATGCGAAAGGATTATTAAAGTTTATCGTGAAACTTACGATTGGGTACCCGCCCTTTGGAAGAGAGCTTCTACTACGTTAGATGCAATGATTGAGAATAAGACTATATCAATAGGCAGAGATAAAATATTAGTAGTTGATGGTAAGAAAGGTATACGGCTACCTAATGGTATGTATATTAAGTATCCTAATCTAAGAAAGGTTGATAAAGATAACGGGGGTTATGAGTATGTGTATGACGTAAAGAAAGGTAAGAGCACATACCCTAGCAGGATATATGGCGGTAAGGTAATTGAGAATGTATGCCAAGCATTAGCCCGTATCATTATTGGTGAACAGATGCTTATGATTAACAAGAAATACAAAGTTGTAATGACCGTTCACGATGCAGTTGCTTGCATAGTACCAGAGCATGAGTTAGCTACAGCTAGAGAGTATGTTGTTATGTGCATGAGGATGCGACCGAAATGGGCTATGGAGTTACCACTAAATTGTGAATCAGGCGTGGGTACCACTTATGGACATTGTAGTGCAAAGGAGGCTATATGATTGAAGATAATGAGTTGAGAGATTTCTTTGCGGCGTTTGCTATGAATGGGATTATTGCTAGAGGTGGATTACATCCTGAACTTATGCCTGAAGAAGCAGTGGCTAGAAGAGCTTATGAAGTGGCAGACGAGATGATAAAAGCACGTAAACAAAAAGAACCAGAAGCGGGGTTAGCGGCAATTAAAACACGGAGAAAGAAAGATGAATAGGATACAGATGGCAAGTAAAGTAAAGAATTTAATGCAGGAGTTGTTAGATGTAACTGTAACAGAGCATATGGAAGGTAAGTTTTATAAAGATGCTGACATGATTTGGAATGAGATCGTGGGGTTATTAGACGAGATGGTTAAGGAGAAAGAATGACACGAGATGAAGCATGGCAGAAGTTTTGCGAAGAGAAGATGCCAACCAGAAGGGGTTATGTATACCCAATAGAAGGTGCATTTTGGGATTGTTGGGTAATGGCGTGGCGAGCAGGTTATCTTGAGGGGTTGAAGTCAATAACGAAGGACAAGGAGTATCTCAATGACTAAAGAACCGACAGGTTGGATAATAAAAAAAGGTGAAGATCAAGCAGAGGAAATAATGATTGATTACCTACTACTTAAGGTTCAACAGAAAGACTGGCATGGCGTGTCAGATGCAGCTAATGACCTGCGAGAGATGAGCGCACGAAAGGAGAAGAACGGTGACTAAACGTGAATGGCAGATTGAGATGGCAAACCGGTTCGCTAAACGTAACAATGTAAAAGAACTAACAGATGAAGAAATTAGTGCGGTGTGGTTATCAAAAAAATATGATGGTGAACACTTTGTTGACTACATTGAATTTGCTAGAGACCTATTAAGAAAGGCACAAGAGAAATGACTAAAAATGAAATCATTGAACTGGCTAGACAGGCTGGCGTTAGAGATGACGAGCATATCTTTGAATTTAGCCAATACAAATACCTTGAAGCCTTTGCCAGACTGGTAGCAGAGAAAGAGTGCTATAAAAGGTTAGCAGATGCTAGCGAGATGGCATCAAACCCTATGGGCGTAAAAAGTAGAGAAGCGCTAAGAAATGTACGAGAAATGAAAACAATCATGACTAAAGACGAAGCCTTGGCACAGCCAGAGCAGGAACCGGTGGCGTGGATGAATGATAGTACACCATCAGGAATATTTGCAAGGCACATGGAGGGTGCAAAGAACTTTGGTTGCACTATTCCCCTCTACACCGCCCCACCACAGCGCATATGGGTAGGTAAAGGGTTAAAGAAAGTTACAGAAACATTCTATGAGTTAAGGCATGGGATAGATATACCGGTTGAACCTACTCGTTTCCCCAAAGAATATTGGGTTCACGCTACAGTTTATGAAAAGGTTGAAGATGAATGACACAGTTAATCACCCTAAGCATTACACAAAACATCCCAGTGGGGTTGAGTGCATCCAGATAACAGAGCATATGAACTTCTGTCTTGGTAACGCAATCAAGTATATATGGCGGGCTGATTTAAAAAATGATTCCGTTGAAGATTTAAAGAAAGCTATTTGGTATATCAACAGAGAAATTGAAAGAAGAAAAGCATGAGTGAACCACAAGACCACAGCTTAAACGGAACTAGATTTTGTAGTAGCTGTAGGTTAGTAAAACATGTTATAGGTGGTACATATATTATAGTAAATAAAGGTAAAAGCAGGAGATGGAAGTGTGCAGATTGTAGACAGCTTGCAAAAGAGAGGGAAAACAAATGAGTGATTATAGAATAGAAGTTAAAGTAAAGAACGCTAACATACTTAGAGCAATAAAGAAAAAAGGGTACGATAACGTCAATAGGTTTTGCGTTGCTAATAATTTTTCACCAAAATCTTTTGGGGATTATGTTAATTTAAAAAGATCACCGGTAAATAAACACGGTGATTGGGTGCCTTTTGTAATAAAAGTAGCTGAGGCGCTTGATGTAATGCCTAGTGATTTGTTTTCACATGAGCAATTAATACCACTAGATAACAACAAGTCATCTGCTGATGTGTCTATGGAAGATATTGGAACACTATTACCCGCACCAATGAAAAGCCCACTTAAATTGGTGTTAGAACAAGATGCGAAGGTAACTGTGGATGCTGCACTAGAAGGATTATTAACTGAACGTGAAGCTAAAGTATTACGTGCTTTATCTGGTATAGACCAAGAACCTAAAACTTGGAGGCAGATTGGTGAAGAGCTTGATATTAGCCACCAACGGGTTAGGCAGATAGAAGCAAGAGCACTTCGTAAATTACGCACAGCAGATAGTTGGCATAGAACCGCCCCCAATTATTTGAGAGATGCCTTAAAATCATTTGAGGACGCTGACAATGACTACCAATAAAGAAGCCGCAAACGCTAGAAAAGAATTAAGGAAAGTGCTTATAGAGGAGAGGCGTATTCGGGATAGAAACAAAGATGTAAGGACTACTGTTTGGTTTATCCGCACGTTGCCAGAAGGTCAAGTACCACAGAAAGAAGCTTGTTTACTGCAGGACTATTGGCATACCGCAGGTGAACCCTACGTAGCGGAAGAGTGTGATGTGGTATGAGATTCCAACTGGGTCAATCATTAAAGATGAATTGTTTTCAACAGCAATCAACACAAATCAATGGTCTAAGTACTACAATTTTCACGTTACCCCAGTGCCATTTGATCTAGCATTTCGTGACCCGTTCTTGTATGATCTTGGGATGCGGCACAAGTTAGCAGTAGGTATTATTAGGCTTGACCCTTTTGTCTGTTACGATTGGCACAAAGACTCACGGCGTGGTGTATGTATTAACATGTTATTGAATGATGTAGAGAGCAAGTGTTTATTTGCAGATAGTAAGGATGAAGCTACACATAAGTTTTCAGAGCTGCAATATAAGGTAGGTAAGTATTACGTATTCAACAATCAAGTTGAGCATATGGTTATTAACTTTGCACAGTCTAGGTATTTGATGAGTGTGGAGTTTGAAGAAGATAAATACGCGCTAACGTACGATGGGCTTTTAAGGGAACTAGAGCATGGGAATCATCTGGTCGTATAGTAGTTTAAAAACATTTCAGCAATGTCCTAAGAAGTACTACCACCTTAGGGTAGCTAAGGATATTAAACAGAGCGATACAGAACATACTATATACGGCAAAGAGATGCACAAAGCCGCCGAAGAATATATAAAAGACAATAAACCGCTTCCTCCACAGTTCTTATACCTAACAGAGTTGTTAGATGCGCTTAACAAAATCCCGGGGGAAAAGTTATGTGAGGTTAAGTTGGGAATAGCTAAGGTCAACAACAGGTATCAGCCATGTGACTTCTATGCTGAGAACGTATGGTGGCGTGGCGTTGCTGACTTAGTAATTATTAATGGTAACACTGCATATTCGATTGATTACAAGACCAGTAAAAATTCAAAGTATGCGGATACTACTCAGCTTGATTTAGTTGCCGCCGCTATATTCCAGCACTTCCCAGAGGTTACTTTAGTTAAGTCAGCATTGGCATACGTGGTTAGTAAGGACTTTATTAAGAAAGACCATGAGAAAATATTTAAGACAGTATATCTAGATAAGGTTAGGTTTGACTTAGAACGTATAGAAACAGCTACTGAAACAGGTGTATGGAACGCAGTATCGGGGCCGTTATGTGGATGGTGCCCAGTTAAAACATGCCACAACTACAAGGAAAGAAAATAAGTTAGGGGCTTGATGTATATAGTATTATTTGGCACAATGTACATTATTGATGAGGAGAATTGATATGCCGTACAAGAATAAAGCTGATCGTAAATACGCACAAGCTGCGAAGTACGAGGATACACCCGAGCAAGTTAAAAATAGAGAAGCCCGCAATAAAGCGAGAGCACAATTAACGAGAACAGGAAAGGTAGCAAAAGGAGATGGAAAAGACATTGACCACATCAAACCACTTAGCAAGGGGGGTTCAGATTCTCCAAGCAACCTTAGGATTAAACCAAAAAGTAAAAACCGATCCTTCAGCAGAAACCCAGACCACACAATCAAACGCAACAGCCCAAAAAACTAGTATCCTCACGGACTACGGGTGGCCGGGAAAATTTAAACCGTTTGCACATCAAAAGCAAACATCTGAGTTCTTAACACTGCACCGCAAAGCGTTTTGCTTTAACGAGCAAGGCACTGGTAAAACTGCTAGTGTGATATGGGCTTGTGACTACCTAATGAATTTGGGTATGATTCGTCGCGTCTTAGTTATATGTCCACTATCTATTATGAAGTCAGCATGGCAGATGGATTTGTTTAAGTTTGCTATGCACCGCAGTTGTGATGTAGCTCATGGTGATGCTAAGCAACGTAAGAAGATCATTGCTCAAGGTGCTGAGTTCTTAATCATAAACTTTGATGGCGTTGAGATAGTTAAGAATGAAATACTTAATGGTGGGTTTGATCTTATTGTAGTAGACGAAGCAAGTGCATATAAGAATGTACAAACTACACGATGGAAAACACTTAGGGATATCTCAGCAAAAGTTAAAGGCATGTGGATGCTAACTGGTACCCCTGCCGCACAAGCACCGACAGATGCGTTTGGTCTAGCTAAACTAATCAACCCTAATAACGTACCTAAATTCTATGGTCAGTTCCGTGATCAAGTGATGTACAAAGTTAGTACGTTTAGATGGGTAGCTAAACCTAATGCACAGTTAATAGTACATAAATCACTGCAGCCAGCTATACGGTTTGAGAAGAACCAATGCTTAGATTTACCTGACTTAACTTTTGTAGAACGTGATGCACCACTAACACCGCAACAAAAACTTTACTACAAGATTTTAAAAGATCAAATGGCTATGACTGCGGCGGGTGAGCAGGTAACATCTGTCAATGCAGCTACTAATATTAATAAGCTGCTACAGATATCAGGCGGTGCGGTCTATACGGATACTAAAGAAGTTATTGAGTTTGATGTATCTAATAGACTACAAGCTATTAAGGAAGTTATTGAAGAAGCATCGCATAAGGTTCTTGTGTTTGTGCCGTTCACTCATACTATACAGTTGCTACATGACTACTTAACTAAGCATGGCATTACGTCAGAAGTTATTAATGGTCAAGTATCTGTCAACAGACGTTACGATATTATTAAGAGATTCCAAGACGAAGATACTGTAAAGGTATTAGTAATACAACCACAAGCTGCATCACATGGATTAACCCTAACAGCCGCTAACGTAATCATTTGGTATTCGCCTGTTACTAGCGTGGAAACATACCTGCAAGCAAACGCGCGTATTAACCGTCCGGGGCAAAAGAATCCTATGACTGTAGTACACATAAAAGGTAGTCAAGTAGAATCTAAATTATATAGTATGTTGCAAGGCAATATAAACACGCACACAAAAATAATTGATCTTTATCGACAAGAATTAGAAAATACTATTTGACACTGTCAAAATATGTGTTATAGTAATGGCTCATTAAGGAGATTAAAATGAGTGATGAACCAATATCCACAGAAAAAATAGTTGAAGTGTATATAAAGATTAGAGATGAAAGAAGTAAATTGAAGGAGGAGTTTGAAGAGAAGGACAAAGCGTTATCAGAGAAGTTGCAAGTATTGTCAGAGAAGTTATTAGAAGTATGTCATGAGATAGGTGCTGACAGTATTAAAACAGCAGCGGGTACAATTATGCGTAGAGTTGATACACGGTACTGGACAACCGATTGGGAGTCTATGTACCAATTCATTGAAGACCATAATGCGTTCCCTCTGTTAGAGAAACGGTTGCACCAAACAAATCTTAAACAGTTTCTCGAAGAAAACCCAGATGTATTACCTATGGGATTACAAGCAGATAGAAAATTTACCGTAACAATTAGAAGGAGCAAGTAGAGATGAGTAATGTTTCAATTTTTCAACAAGAAACGTCGGTATCAACCAAGCGTGGTATCAGTGAATTAACCAAAACCCTAGCCTCTAGTGTCGGTGCTACAACACGCCGTATCACTATGAACAAAGGTGTATTCCGTAGAGTTATTAATGGTAAGGAAGCGGGCAAAGTTAGAGATGGTTTTATTAATGTGATCATTGTTAACGCATTGCCTAAAGTATCCCGCCAGTATTACGCCGCCGCTTACGACCCCGATGGTATACCCACCCTGCCAGATTGTTGGTCTAACCTAGGTGATATACCTGATGCAAAGGCTTCTAACCCACAAGCTAGTACATGTATTGCATGTCCACAGAACATTGATGGTTCTAGCGCTAATGGTAAGAGTCGTGCATGTAGATTCCAACGCCGTATTGCAGTAATACTTGAAGGTGATATGAGTGGTGATATCTATCAAATGAATATACCTGCCGCTTCCTTGTTTGGTAAGGGTGTTGGTAATGTGCATCCATTTGAAAGCTACTTGCGTTACTTACCTGCTAATCAAGAGAGCATTGACCGTATCGTAACTAAGATTATGTTTGATGAGAATGAGACGGCAGACGTACTCAAGTTCACACCATTGCGTCATTTGAACGACGAAGAGATTGATGTTATTGAAGCTGCACAGGCAACAGATGAATGTAGTAGTGTTATTAGATTTACTGCGGCCCAGCAAGATAAAGTCACTGCTCTTCCTAAAGCAGTAGCAAGTGATGATGACGAAGAGTTTGTACCTAAAGCTAAGCCCGTTAAAGCTAAGTCTGTAGCTGAGGATGCTATAGAAGAACCAGTAAAGCGAGTATCTAAAAAGGCAGAAGCACCTGTACCTACGCCTAAAGGTAGTTTTGCTGATGTTATTAGTGAATGGGATGAAAAGTAACAATGAGCATCGGCTACGCATTTAAAACTATTAGACTTAACAAACAAGCGAGTAAATCTCGTATTGGGGTTAAGCTAGGTAGGGTATGTATATACCATGATATACCCGCATCAACAGTTGCCGAGACTTTGGGGGTTAGTAGACAGACGGTTTATAACTGGTTTACTGGACTTACTAACCCTCACAAGCTACATGTTGCACAGATTCTAAGCCTAATAGATAGTTTTAAACGCAAGTAACAATAATCACCGGAGGGTGAGGGGGGAGCAATCCCCCTTTTCTTATAAGAGATACGTATGACGAATGTTGACCTATTAAATAGAGTGCAAGCCGCCGATGGGTGGTTTGTTATCTTAGGGTTAAATCGCGGAAAATACGCCAGTCAAGAAATCGTAGAGACACGTTCTGAATTTGATGCGCTTGTAGCAAAGTACTTAGCTAACCAATGGGATGTATATTTTGGTGTTGCTAAATACTTCTATAAAGATGCACAGTTTCGTACCAAAGATAATGTACAGAACCTAAAGGCTTTTTGGATTGACTTAGATTGCGGAGAAGCTAAGGCAGAGGTTAATTCAAAGACAGGTAGACCAGATGGATATATAGACCAAGCAACAGGGCTAAAAGAGTTACAACGCTTCTGTGCAACAGTCGGGCTACCCAAACCTTTAATAGTTAATTCAGGCAGAGGGATACACGCATATTGGCCTTTAACTGAGTCCGTAACAAAGGAACAGTGGGAGCCGGTGGCTAAACGTCTGAATCAATTAGCGGTCACACACAATCTTTATGTTGACGCAAGTGTATTTGAAGCAGCTAGGGTGCTAAGAGTGCCCGGCACATTTAATTTTAAAGATAACCCACCTAAGCCAGTAGAGCTAATAAATGATGGGAAGGATATTGAATACGACGTATTCAAGTCTATATTAGGAGTTAAGGAAGAAGATTTAGTATCTAAGCCCCGTAAAGCATTTAGTGCGCTGCAACAAGCTATGATGGATAACACCATGTCTAGCTTTAGTAAGATCATGAAGCGTAGCGCTAGTGGGGATGGATGTGCGCAGTTACTATTTCAGTACCAGAACCAGAATGATGTGTCTGAGCCTATGTGGTTTAACGCTTTGTCTATAGCACAACAGTGCGCAGATAGGGATATTGCTATACATAAGATATCAGATAAGCACGATGATTATGACTATGAAGATACGGAACGCAAGGCAAGTCACACTAAGTTTGCTCAGCGTTGTAGCACGATAGAGAACTCAAACCCCGGAGGTTGTGACGGGTGCAAATGGAAAGGTCGTATTGGTTCACCTATTGTACTAGGTAGAGAAGTAATAAGACCAGAAGACCCAGACGAGGAAATAGAAGTAGAAGTTAAGGATATACCACGTGAAGTAAAAGAGGAAGAACCTACGTCCTCTAAGGTCTACAAGATACCTGCATACCCACATCCATATTTTCGTGGGAAGAACGGTGGTATTTACCTTATGTCTAAGGAAGCAGAAGAAGCAGAGCCTATATGCGTGTACGAGCATGACCTGTACATTGTTAAGCGGCTACTGGATTCTGACCCTGAAGTTGGCGAAGTGATTTTGATGCGGTTACATTTGCCGATGGATAAGGTTAAAGAGTTTACTTTGCCCCTGTCTACTATTGGGGTGGTTGATAGATTGAAAGATGCTTTATTGAAAGTGGGTGTGGCAGGTTTTCAAAAACAAATGAACGCTTTGGCACATATGATTATAGTCGCAGTTAAGGAAATGCAATACAAAAAAGGAGCTGAGCTTATGAGAACGCAATTTGGTTGGGCAGATGGTGATAGCAAATTTATTATTGGTAACAGAGAACTTAGCAAGGATGGTACGTTTCATAGTCCACCTTCAAAGGCTACTTCGCAGATGGCAGAGCGTATGCAGCCTAAGGGTTCGTTTGAGAAATGGAAAGAGGTATTTAATTTATATAGCACCCCCGGACTAGAGCCTCATGCTTTTTCCGCTTTGACTGCATTTGGAGCGCCCTTACTTAAATTTACTGGGTATAGTGGGGCAATCATAAATGTTATTCACAAAGGTTCAGGCACTGGTAAGTCTACAAGTTTGTTTATGTGTAACAGTGTATATGGTCACCCTGAGACTTTGACATCCATTTGGAAAGATACGATGGCGGCGAAGATGATTCGTTTAGGGGTTATGAATAACCTACCATTTACTTGCGATGAGATTACCAACATAACTCCTGCTGACTTCTCTACCCTTGCCTATAGTATGTCTCAGGGGCGTGGTGCTGACCGTGCTAAGGCTAGTGCTAACGAGCTACGTATCAATACGTCTACTTGGGCTACGATATCGCTATGCAGTGCTAATGCTAGTTTCTATGAGAAGCTTGGTACACACAAGGACAGCCCTGATGGGGAGATGATGCGGTTGCTAGAGTATCAAATTGGGTACACCAATATCATCCCACCACAAACAGCTAAGTCTATGTTTGACCATCAGCTTAAAGAAAACTATGGACATGCGGGTGATATCTACGTTGCTCATCTGATTGCTAACCTAGAAGATTGTATTAACACCATGCTCACGGTTCAGCAGAAGATTGATAGCGAGATGCGCCTAACTAGCAGGGAACGGTTCTGGTCTGCGGTTATAGCTTGCAATATAGCTGGGGGTTTGATCGCGCGTAGCTTAGGTCTGCACGACTACGATATGAAAGCTATATACATTTGGGCTATGTCAATGCTTAAAGAAGTACGACACGAGATTGCAGTACCCGCTAACCATGCAGGGTCTATTGTAGGTGACTTCTTAAATCGCCATATGCGCAATGTACTTGTAGTAGATGATGAGGTAGACAAGCGTAACAACATGCAGTCATTACCGGTACGGGAGCCATGGGGTGATTTGGTTGTGCGCTATGAGCCAGACACTAAGAAGATGTTTATAGTATCTAAGGCCTTTAAGAAGGACTGCGTTGAAAGTCAGGTGTCATACAAAGACACACTGAAAGAACTGAAAGAGAAGGGTATATACTTAGGTTCAGAAGTTAAGCGCATGTCTAAGGGCATGAAGGTATCATTTCCGGGTGTTAACGCACTGGTGTTTGATTGCTCAAGCCCTGACTTCATTGATGTTGAAGGGTTAGTGACATCGGCAAAAGAAGATGGTAATCGAGAACAAAAGTTATAACATTAATTGGAAAGCTTTTAAGGCGGGCACTTCGTTCTTTGTGCCCTGTCTAGATGGTATTAAAGCTAAGAAAACCATTCAAAATGTTACAAAGAGGCTAAAAATTGATGTATTAATGCAAATAGTTATAGAAAATGGTGTAAGAGGTGTACGTGTCTGGAAAATTTAGGTTATACTTCGCAGCAGCAGACTCATTCTCCTGCTCCCTCCTGTTGGAAGATGTCTCTCTTCCACGCCTTTAGCCCCGCTTAGTGCGGGGCCTTTTTTTACTGAAGAGGTGTTACTTGTCTAATTGCTCGTACGTCGTATGGAGCTAGGTTCTTATCTGTAGAGTACCCACGGATAGTTAAGCCATGTCTTTGTTCATAGGATTTAACTGAGCGTATGATAGTTTCCCCTTCAATAATAAGCCCCGGAGTAGGGTAACGCTTGTTGTGCTCTCTAATTTTATTAAGGATGTTCTTTATCTGCTCAGGGTCTTTCTTCTGATCATGTATTGCTTCATTAAAACGGCTAAGTAATTTATTGCGTTCGTTTGTGCCTTCTGTCTTTTCTTTCATACGTTCAAAATTGTGCTCTTGAATACGTGCTAGTCGAGTAGGAGAAAACCCTAATATTTGCGCAATTATATTAAGCTCATTGATTTCTGAAGGTTTAAGTATTACATCCCCCTTCTTAGTTTCAGCACCCTCAGTTGCCAAACGACCGGCTACTAAAGAACCTTTAAAGAAAGCAGGTACAAGTTTTTCTAACCCGCGTTCAATCTTGCCGTTACTAAAATCATCTATAGCACCAACCATGTTTACACCAGTAGAAACGCCCGGCCCCATGTTAGCAAGTATAAGATTTTGTGCTGTCTCAAAATAACTCTTTCCGGGCTTAGCTTCTCTCCACCACATGTTATCAAATGACGTACGAGAACCGATATTAATATCAGTAAGTGATGATATAGCACCTTTCTCTAGCATTTCACTAAGTCTGTGGTTACGACCATCAATTCCGGGTATCTCAACATGCCCAAAGTTTTCAGGTAGCCATTGGTAACGGAAGCGTAGGTTAGAGCTATCAGCAGTTAATGGGTCATAGCGACGACGTTTTTTCTTTTCTTCTTCATCCCCAAAGGTATCAAGCACAGCATCTATTGTTGAGCATATGGTGCTATATAAAGGCATACCCACTAACCCATGGAATAACCCACCCATAGCTAATACGCCAGTTAAACGGTGCATAGCTTCACGGCTTTCTTGAGTAGTCAAAGCATGTCTAAACATGGTGTAAGCGTTACGAGTAAACCATGAAGTCATAATCACAGCATACATTTTAAACTGTCCAACAGTTCTACCTACCGCATTTCTTAACATGCGGGGTCTTTCCATATTGTCATAGCGACCTAATAGATCATTGGTAGTCTCTACAGCTTTTTGCACAGACGCATCAAAGTTACCATTCTTTCCATACTCAAGTTCAAACGTCATCATGAAAGTAATTTCACGACTGATACGTTCAGCAGTACTAAACAATCCAGTTATACCATTAAAGAAAGTCCTAGCTATTCTAAATGTTTTGTTAGTAGACGCAGAGTCAGGAGTTTTTCTGTTGTTGGTTATTACTGAAGTATTAGTAAGTTGAAATAGGTTGTACTTTTCTGTAGCTGCTCTAAAAGCATCTTCCAATCTTTTATTACCCTTAACCATCTTAGAAGCACCGACAGAAGGAGCAGTAAAAGTTATTTCTCCATTAGCTTCAGTATTAGTAACTCCCATGGTTTTCCATATCTGAGAGTACTTTACAAGCTTGCTAGCTGCCGCACCATACCCATACCGTGCATTGAGTGTAGGCATTACCATGATGGGCACAGAGGCCATTTGAGTAGCAGCGGAAGCCGCGCTAGTTAACAGCATAAGGAACGCAAACTGGTTAATCCGTGTAGCTATCTGCCCTTGTTCTGGAGGGTTAATATCTTCCCTTGCACGAAGAGCAATTTCATTTACAAACAATTCAAGTTTACCACCCTCAAGAGGAGGGGCACCGGCTAACGTATCCCGTGAACGCTGTATTGCTTTTTCAATCTCACTAGCGTACTTAAGCTTAGACGTTTGATTAGCAAACCGTGTAGCGGATACTTTAAAGTTGCGAAGTATATCGGCACTAAAACCGGTAACTTTTTCTGCGTGTAAGAATTGTTTACGGAAGCTACGCTCAGGCAACGTCATCAAATAAGTTTGATATAGTTGATCTTTTAATTCCTCTTTAAACGCTGTACTAGCTGCTTCAGGTGATGGGTATGCAGATGAATCGTACTTAGGATTAACAGCAATATCATCAATATCCGCAAACATTTTTTGCAGCATTTGGCTTTGCCCTTGAAAGTTCTGGCGTAAGCTAGTGATATCGTCACCTGATTTAATGCCCGTATCCGTTGCCTTTGGGTCTATACCTAATTCTTTAGCGCGTTTGTTTAAGTACTTATTTCTTTCTGTACCGCTATCAAACATGTAGAACTCACGACCTGTAGGGCCTTTAGGTATACTAAGCCAGTATTGACCATGCCGCATAAGGGGGAAGTAATCTTCTTCCGTAGGTTTAAACTCAACGTCTGTTAACCCATCTGGATCATCTAAATCAACAGCGGTTTCTCTTGCTTGCTCTCTTATTAAACGAGCAGACTTAAGAAGTTTAGCTTTAGCAGCGGCATCTATAGGTAGTGCATCAATCTGATCATCTAGAATTTTACGAACAACCGTCTGGTTATCTTTATAGAACTGACGCACATCACGGTACATATCATGCCCGTTTTCTTGCTTACCTAATTTTGCCCATGCGTCATACACTACTTTAAGATTCTTAGAGCGAATAGATATTTGGCTTTTAAAGCCGGGAGTAGAAGTTGCATCAATATTAGGATCAGCAATTTTCTTTTCGTAGGATTTAACTACATAATCATCTTTAATAACTTGATCTAAAGTTTTTAGATTGCCTGATGAATCGTAGAATGAATCAACACCTACTTTCTTTAGACGAGCTAAGTGCATAGCATCGCTAAGTACAACACTTCCATTTTTAATAATAAATTTCTCAAGCGTATTGGCTAGTTTAGAAGAGGCAGCTAACCCACGTTCCCGCATAGCAGCCATTACTTGTACAAGTTCATCTACTTGCTTTAGCCCCGGAATTGCATCGCCCTTCCACCTAAGGATGTCGGATGTTTGCATAGTAGCAAGCAGCTTGCTAATAAATCCATTTTCCATAGCTGGAAATCTAGCGTTTAAATCATCCTTTAGCGTATCAGTAAATGAATGCGCGTCATTTATAAGATCACCAATACCATTAGTTACATTTGTAGCAGAGTTAGAAATTTCAACTTTTGTTAAATCTTTATCTACTTTTGCTGTGTTTGCTGCCGTTTTCTTAGCAGCCTGTGCTTCCGTGTCTGGTATAGCTTCAGCCTTATTTATATCAGCCAACATTAGTTGATCAGTAATAATAATTAAATCCTGAAATGCCGATTTATAGCCTTCACTCAAACCAAACATTCTTCGTATTGTTTGTACAAAATCAGTAAATATACCACCCCTTACTTTTGTATGTGTGCCTGTTATTCTTCCATCAATACTGTTTAAGAACTTCTGCATTGCTGGCATTGTCATACCATAGGCAACAAACTCTTTTAAGTTTGTAAATGCAATATCAGGTATTTGCAGCATACTAGGAGTAAGGCCCCCAGTAGCTTTAAGGATAGCGTGTTCTGTAGCTGCGTTTTCCATGATATCTAAAAGATATCTTACCGACCTTGCTAAATTAGAATTTTCGTCTAACTTTCCAGCGTCAAGTAATCTCTTATACTCTGATATCCTTGAAACAGTAGCCCCATGCACTGCTTCGTGCAAGATCACGGTGTTGTTAATACCACCATCACGCATTACATAAATAGTTTTACTTGCTTCATGGTGCAAACCAACCGCACCTTTCATAGAGTTTTGTAGGTCTTTAGTAGGTAAATCTGTATGACTATCCACCACTACAAATTTATAACCTGCAACAAAAGGTTTTATACGCTCAGCTAATACTCTTTCAAAGTCATTTCCATTCTTCTGTATCCAGCTTAGTGCTTGCGCAGCATTTTTAAACTTTTCAAATACTTTATTGTCTTCGCCATTAGTTGATTCAACTAGGCGTTCAGAGCGTTCTGCTTTACTAGTATTAAGTTCATATGCTTTTTGAGCATCTGAGCGTTCTTGTTGTGAAACCTTTGCAAGTACAGCTTTAGCGCGTTTACCGGCAATTTTATTTTTATTAGGGCCAACACTAATTGCATGTGCTTTTATTAAAGCTTGACGTCTTTCATATGCTAACTTGTTAAGTTCAATTTGAGCTTCTTCATCAGTTTTAAACTGCTCAATAAATTTAGTGGGGTCAGCAAGTACTGCATCATATTGATCAATACTCTTATTAAGTTTATCTGCTTCTCTAATAGTATCTCTACCAGTTGCTTGCTGTTGTTTACGAAGGGCATCAGCTGCAGCTAACTCTTCAGGTGTTCTTGGTATCTTTTTCCTTCCAGCTTGGTTTTTAGGTTGAGCAGCTTTAACGGCATCAGCTGCATCTTTAGCAGCTTGCTCTTCAGGCGTTAATACTTTTTGAGGTCTACCACGTTTACCTTTAGATACTACTACGTTTCCATCTGCTTGTTGTTGCGCAGCGGCTTCATCTAACTCATCTTGAGTCTTAGTATCAGAGTCTTTATCCAACGCAGCCTGATCTAGTACCTCTGCATTTGCAACAGATTCTTCTTTTACTACATTTGTTTCACCTTCAGCTACATTTGTTTCACCTTCAACTACATCTGTGGCTGCGGGTTCTTCTTTTGCTGCCGCTTCAATCGGCTTGGCTTCGGTGGTTTCAGTGGCATCAATTGCTCCTTGTTGTTGAGGGGTTTCTTCGGTAATAGTTGGTGCAGGTACATTGGCAGCAGCTATTTTTTTCTGATTGTAATTGTCTCGCCATGTTTTAAATATAGCGCGTTCTTCAGCATCTGCCGGTATACTCATAGTTAAATTACCCGCAGCTTTACCTTGACTGGGAAGGTTTAATCCCATACGTAAATCACGAACAAGATCAGGCGATATGTTAAGTTTTTTAGCAATTTCATTAGCTGTTAAATCTTGAGCATGTAATTCAGTTACACTTTCAAGAAGTGCAGGGTTTTGTTTTTTAATAGCTTCTGTAATGCTTTGAGCGTTGCTTTGAACAAAACTAGTAGTTGATGCAGTAGTTGATGCAGTAGGTGCAACCGGTGGGGTTACTAGTGTATTGGGTTGAGTCGTTGTTCCATCTGTAGATACTTCAGTAGTCGCGCTAGCTCCTGCCAATTCTCCGGGCTGAGTTGTAGCAGCTCCTCCGATGGTTTCGCTTGGTTCGTTAGACACAGAAACGCCTGACTGATCTGTTCCGGTTTCAAGTTTATCTGTAACATTTTCACCCCCCAATTCTTCCTTAGCAAGTTCTTCTTTAGCAAGATTTTCAGCTTCTTCACGAGCCATGCCTTGAGCTTCAAACCGAGTAACCAAATCATTGAGTTTTTGATCCTTAGGTGCTGGATTATATATAGCGTTTAATGCTTTGTACTCTTGCTGTTCCTCAGGAGTAAAGAACTCTCCTTGAGTACCTTTAACAATAACCTTTTTACCTGTTTCTGGGTCAGTTACAATCTTATCTGGTATGCCATTTGTTTTGGCATTAAGTTCATCTAAACGAGCTAAGTCAGATTTAGTTTGTTCTTCTCTAGCTTTAGTCTCTTTTGTATTAACAAGTTCTTTAGCACCTTGAGCAGTTGCACCTAAGCCACCGCCAACAATAGCACCTTCAAGAGTATTTTCTATTAATTGTTGGGTATCTACACCTTTCTTAGTACCCGCAGCACCACCAAGGTATCCAATGGCTTCTTCAACGCCTTCAGTACCCGATTGAAATGCAGTCTCTTTAGCTACTCGTGCAGTTTTTGTTTTGCCAGTAACTCCAGAACCTTTAAGCACACGCTTTGTAGCAAATTTCTCAAGGGTTGCTTCTAATACCGCTGCACCAAAAGACGTAGCAACATCACCAACGGTTGCGTCCTCAATTTTCTTTTCGTCGTTTTTAAGGCGGTCGTTTAATATTTCATTTGTTCTTGCCCCAATATACGCAGGGAACGCATAAAAGGCAGCAGCCATATCAGGGCTAGAAGAAACAATACGTTCAGCAATAAACGGAACAGCGTTTAATGGGTTCTTAGATAAGTCACCTAGTTTAGTAGAAGGTTCATAGTTAATCTCTTTGCCCCAACCACGTAGAGAATCAACCCATTCAAACATAGGCTTTAACTGCTGCTTACTTTTAATCTCTTCTTTAGATAACCCAGAGAAAGAAAGCTTGTCATCTAAGTAGTCGCGTGAACCTTCAGCTATACGAGCAATACCTTCAATACCTGAAGCAGCTAACTCAGATGCTCTTGCCGCTGCACCTTTAAATGGATTAGCGGTAGTAGTGGTTTGGGGTGGAGCTGCTTGTTGTAATGGGTTACCTATAGTCTCCCAACCATCATTAACAGGCGCTTTAGAAATAGTTTCCCACCCATCATTAGCAGGTGGTTTACTACTAGGAACAATTGTTTCCCATTCTGTAGCCATAATTAAGACTTAGCTTTTCTTTGAACAGAGCCATTAACTATACGATAATCATATTTGTTCGGTTCATAAGTTTGCCCAGCTGCTTTTACCGCTTCTTCTATATTAGTTCCAGAGGCACGAGTAGAAGCATTTCCACCCCCAGCACTAGCAGGAACTCTAAATTGCTCTCTTAAATCAGCTTCATCAGCAGCCATATCAGCTTTAATTTGTGCTTTTTCTTCATCTGTTGCTGTTAATAATCTACCTGAGTAATCTCTTCTCATATCGCGCATTGCTTTATTAAAATTAGTTACCCTATTTATATTTAACTTTTCAGCAGCTACCCCCGTAGATGAAGCCGCAGCACCAGCGGCTCTTGGGTGCATAGAAGCAATAGCCATATTCAATGCTTTTTGTCTTAGCATTGGGTCATTAGGATTGCCTTTGGTTTTTTCAACCAATGCTGCAAGATTAGCTTCAAACGCTTGATAGGTAACTGTGTTTTTAGCCGCTGCAAGTGCTGCAGCAATATGGCCTTTATTTGCCAACTCCTGTATTTCTTTGGATTTTTGAAGGGCAGCTTCATCTTTTCTAACATCATTTAATTGTCTAAAGAATTCGGCTCTTTCTGCTTCACCCGTAATTCCAGCCCGAGTTGCTAAATCCATATCTTCTTTACGTCTACCGGATTCAACAGCGCTTTCAACACCCGCTATTTCTTTACGTTTAGCTTGTATTCCTTCATTACGTTTTATAGCTTCAGGCAATATTTCTCTAGCCGCTTGATTAACTGCCCGTAGTCCACCCGGTGTTGAACCAAACCGAGAGAAGAAGTCCATCATTGCATAACCTTTGTTCTGATCTTCTAACTGCGGTAATCTTTCACGCAATTCTTTTGCGTATTTTTCTTCGGTTGTCATTGGTTTACCAATAACCCCAGCGTCAGCAAGTAAACCTCTTTGCTCTTCAAGTATGTCTTGCTTTGCACGAGGGCCTGTTTTTGTAAGAGACTCTGGTACTGCAGGTTTTGTAGGTGTTAAGCCAGCAACTATTTCTGGTGCTGGTTGTGGTTCATCAGTGGGTAAACGCTCTCCAAATGCTTGGTCATCATAGTCATTTGCGGTAAGTTCGGTTGAATCTTTCTTTTTAACTGTACCTCTATTAGCAAACGCAATAATCCCACCATCAGCCATAGTTTCTAACCCCGGTGCAGGGGCTGCGGCAATACCTTGTGACGGTTGTGGAGCTGCTTGAGCTGCTTTGCTTTCAGCTTGCTGCTGTATTTGTTTTTGGGCAATAAGTTCATTAGCCATCGTACGAATTTCTTCGCTTGGGCTACTTGCAGCAATTTGTTTTAACTGATCCACAGGCATCATGGCAAGCTTAGCTTGTATGCCTCTAGTTACCCCACTGCTAGGATTGGATTGAACTACACCAGTATCAGCATAACGTATTGTTCCACCACTAGCCAAACCTTTAACAGCTCCGCCTTCTTTAAACAAACCAGCTCTAGCTGCACCTGCATAAGTACCTAAAGCACCTATACCTTGTTGAACCGCTGAAGGTTGAGCTTGATACGTTTGTGTAGTAGTTGCTTGTAGTGGTAGACCACGAAGCATGTTAGACATGAAGCCCAACTGCATGAGTGGGTACTGTTGTTGTGTAGCGTAGTCTTGAATAGCTTGATTAATCTTCTGTTGTTCAAGCGCTTGTTGCTGTGCACCATACTGATTCTGGGCACCTGCAATGGATTGCTGTGCTGCAAGTTGTTGACCACCAATATTAGCCAACTGACTACCCATAGCACCAACTTGACCTAAACCTTGTAAGCCATATTGACCGCCACCTATTGCACCTTGTACACCTTGTAGACCAGCTTGTGCGCCCTGCATACCCGCCTGTGCACCTTGCATACCTGCTTGTGTACCTTGTAGCCCAAACTGACCAGCGGCTAACTGCTGACCAACACCAGATAATCCTGCCCCCGCACCTTGCATACCTTGGGCAGTACCAGCTAATCCTAACTGGCTAGCGGCTTGTTGTGCATTAACCCCAGCAAGACCAGCTTGTGCACCTTGCATACCTTGACCATATAATTGGCTTGCACCTTGTAGACCGGCAAGACCTGCTTGCTGACCTTGCATAGCAGTACCCAACCCAGCTAAACCAGATTGAGCACCTTGTAGCCCAAATTGACCAGCTTGGTTAGCACCTTGTAATCCCATGCCGTAACCCTGCATTGCTTGAGAACCAGCTTGACCAATACCTTGTAACCCAATACCTGCGCCTTGCATACCTTGAGCCGTACCAGCCAGAGCCGCTTGATTGGCGTTCTGTAATTGCTGTTGAGCATTAGTAAATGCAGTGTTGTAGCCTTGACCAATAGCTTGGTTCATAGCCATGTTTTTATTACGTTGGTTTTCAGCCGCCATCAATGCTTCACGGGAACCACCAAATGCACCAGCTTTAGTAGCACCACTTTGCTGCTGCGCCCCTGAAATACCATACTGCCGTTCCATCTCGGCAAGTTGTGGCTGTAATGATGCTTGAAGATATGGGTTCATGTACGACTGAAGTGTGCCAGTGTCCCGCAATTGCTCACCTAAGTTTTGACCCGTCTGCGCCCCGGCGCTACCATACTGCGCACCAGCACTACCATAACCCGCTGATTGACCCGCATATTCTTGCCCAGCTTGCGAACCTAACCCACCATACATACTAGATTGACGAGCTGCACGTTGTGCCGCGTTTGCACCTTGAGCGCCATACCCTAAACCACCCATACCAATATCAGCGGCGTTCTGACCATAAGCTTGTGCCTGTGGAGCCAAACCAGCACCCATTGCACCATACCCCGCACCCATTGCACCATACATACCTGCTTGACGACCAGTTTGTTGAGCTGCACGTTGTGCTAACTGCGACCCTTGCATACCTTGCTGTGCGCCTAACCCACCATATAAAGCAGCTTGTAACCCTGCATCACCAGCAATACCTTGAGCTTGTTGAGCGCCTTGTAACCCTACATCAGCACCTAAGCCACCATACTCTGCACCTGCTTGACCATAACCTAATGCGGCGCGTTGTAGACCTGCTGCTTGATCAGAAGCGTTTAATGAACCTAGGGCTGCTTGCCCAGTTAACCCAGCAGCAGCGTTATAAGCCCCGGGCATTTGCATATTAGCAACGGTTCTTTGGGCTTGTTGTTGCATTGGGCTAAACCCTGCAACGTAATCATTAACATTTGTACTGTATGGTTGATAAGGCTTAAACCCAGTGATATCAAAACCACCATTCTCAGTAGGTGTCCCTTTAAATAACTGCTTCTGAGTAGCCTCCATCATGTTAGTTACATAGGGCTTAGCGTACTCAGGTACGTTTGTCTGGTAAGAAGTACTTTGAGTTGGTGCTCCACCGCCGCCGCCACCTCCAAAATAAAGTTTAGTTTTTCCGGCTTCTTTTTTAAAAGCGTCAAGATCACCGGGTATAAACCCTGCTTCTAACATTCTTGCGGTCATTTTGCTCATAGTTTATATTCCATCAAAGTAGACTTCTTACTTAATCCAGATTTGGCATAAAGCCTAGCAGCAGAATCTCTTGCGTAACAATGGATTCTAGTCGCCCCTAAATTCTTTACGATTGCACAAACTTGGTCAAACAATTCTTGGGTTACAACATCTTTACCACCCAAAGCAGTAATACACGCGGTTCTATGGTTAGCACCGTTTTCAAAAGACACAGTTAATGCACCGTGAATTTTGTTACCCTCATCTACTATAACCAATAAAAGCCAAACACCGGTTAAAACATATGTTTTAATTTGCTCAATAGTATAATCATCACTGTACTTTACGGCTACTGTAAAATATCCTTCTACTAAATTCCAATTCTGGGCACAATAGTTTGTGGGTACTTGCTGAACAATCATGCGGGCATAAACTTATTAGAGTTAACAGCAGGGGCTTGCCTCTTTTTGCCCGTCCGTGCTTTACGAATTTTATCCATCATGGAGTATAGCTTCTTAGCACCAGCATCTGTAGAGCCGTTGCCTAAATGAGACACTACATCAGCCGGTACAACAAACTCACCATCAGCTAATCTAGCCGGTTGTTTGCCACTTATAGTTGCTGGAATAGAATCAGACATGCCATCGCCGGGGCCTTTAAGCATACGACCACCGTCTGAATAACCACCCAAATGTGAAGACATAACGCCACCACGGGCGGCATCGGTAGTATCAGGAGTAGCTCCGCTAACATCACCTAAACCTTTGATTCTAGCTTTGGGTTCCGCAGCCAATTTAATACCCGCAGCTTTAGCAGCTTTGGCAAGACGAATACGGGATGCGTTCCAAGCGTCTTCTTTTGAAGTAGCAATATCTTGATCATGGAATATGCCAGTTCTTGGAACTCCTACAGATTCTGGCAGTGGGGCTAAAACTCTATCCCCTGCGTAATACCGAGCTATACCACCCGAAGCCATGTTACGCTGCGCAATATTTCCTGTCATTGGATCAGTTGCCATTGAATACTGAGAAGTACCCATCATGGATTGGGAAGGATTAGCAAAGTTAGTAGTTGGTCTACCCTGCATATCAGTAGGGCCACCCATAGCCATACCCATTAACCCACCTTCAGCTGCATACACTGGGTAATTAGGTGCGGGATACGGGTTAGGGCGAACAGGTTCAGATGCTTGAAAATTATTACCTAGTCTAATACCCGCTAAGCGTTTATCGTACTCATCTGGTTCTTTAGGCCCCGGTGCTTTAAACGGTTCAGGTTCTAACATAGGACTAGTAGCAGCTAAAGTTTTAGTAGCTGCACCAAACCCACCACCAAGACCAGTTTCTTTTACGCCAGTAGTTTTGTCTGCGGCAGTTCCTACAAAATCTTTCCAACCCTGTGCGCTATCTAATTTACCAAAACCTTTTGAGAATTGTTCCCATGGTGAAGAAGTGGGGGCGGTAAATTGTTTTCCCAATTCAGCTATGGGCGCAGGTGCTTGTGTTCCCGGTGGTAAAGGGGCAGGTGCTTGTACAGGTGCTTGTACAACTGTTCCAGCAGGGGGAGGGGGAGGTACTGCCGCAACTTCAGTAGCAATAGGGGCACCAGTAACAGCAGGAGGAGGTAATACCCCAGCATTAGCAACCGTATTAGCTTCACTAGCTAAAGTACTAGCCCCAGAACTCATCAAGCCGCCAGCTAGCCCTGCGCCACCGTAAGCACTAAGCCCAGCCATAAGACCTTCTTTAAGACTACCCTTAGCTAAACCTACACCACCGCCAACCAGACCTGCAGCCATTACTGCATTTACCCCGGGGATCATCATTAAAGCGCCACCGGCAAGCATAGGCAAAATCTTACTAAGAAAACCAGCTTCTACAAGTCCGGTATGCGGATTAATTGTTAGTGAGCCACCGTGAGCTAGGGCAAGGCTTTGAAGTCCTTTTATTTCACCCTTGGTCATGTGAACAAGTTCGGTATCTGGGCCTCGACCGTATGAAGCTAGATGTTTTGCGGCGACGTAGTTGCTCATATGAGCCTCACTAATTTAATTAAAGTTAAGTTTATCATCAATTTAGCGCTGAAACAAAGGACATTGTAGCTACTACCGATGCAGTGGATGGTTTAGTAGGAGTGCCTGATGCAGCGTAAGTTTCTATTGTTACACTAGCATTAGTTGTAGACCAATAAATTTCAATGTAGTCATTGGGTTGCATACTTACAAAATAGTTCCACCCTTTAATATCATGGAATGGAACCCCCGCACTTTTCCTTGCTGGCATACCAACTTTACCTGTAGAACCAACAATATCTGTCCCGTTTTGCTTAAGCCAAATAAATACATCTTGCGGCGCGTTGTCTAAGTTTTGAAGCTGTGCGCTAAACTGTAAGTTATATATTCCGGGTTTTGCTACAGTCATCTTAGAACTGCTAATAGTTACACCATTAGTAAAATCTGTGGTGTCTAACGTCATTAGTGTAGCTGTATTGGCAGTAGTTGTTTGGCTTGCAAAACTAGAAAATGCGCCGTATGGGTTATTTAAGAACGCCCCACCTTGCCCAGACAATATTGACCCCATGTTATCAAGCTGGTTGAAGTACAAGCGTAATACGTTTAATAGCTGGTCTATATAGTCTTGAGCGTAGTTTACAGGCCCAATGGGAAGATTAGGTGCTTTTGGCGGTAGTAACGGGCCTGTTTTTAACGGTGTGACCATTAACGTCTGCCATCCGGTCTAATATCAATACGAGGCGCACCTAGCTGCCAAGCTACCCCTACATCAGCAGACTCAATCCTAAATGCCATCTGCCGACCACGAATACGTGTGTACACCTGCCCCGTAAACTCTTGCACGTTATAGAAGTTCTGGGTATTGCTATATACGTTTGAACTCTGCACCGTAGGACTATCAGCTGCGCCATATGCAGTACCTGAGTTCTGTCTTGGCTTTACAGTCATTGTTACAGAAGGTGCATTAACATTAGACCCGTTAAAGTTTATATCCGGCAAAATACGCCATACAAACCCAAAGTTATGCCCGTCACCAATATCAAAGTCTGAAGATTGTATATACGCATCTATTGGTATAGTAGCCGTAGTAGCATTATCATCTACACCTTTTTCATGATACAGCAGTCTATTGTTGTAATCGGCGGCAAGTGGGTAAGGTTGTAAACTAGTATCTAGCCAAGCAGTTCTACTCATAGACCCGTAGTACCACACTTGGTCTAAGTAATTAAAGATAACGTACTTATCTATGGTTGTATTGTTTACAGTGTCATTGCTAACGTAGAACCACCAAACCTCGTTGTAACCCTCGTTAGAACCAGCAAATATTTGATAGTTTTGATCTAAGTTAACGTCTTGAAAAATGTACTGACGAATGGTGCAAGGCAGTGTCTCTACTCGACCGGAGTACATATAGAACTTATCCCGACCCATCCAGTAAGTTACGTTATTAACCGTGACCATTGCATTAGGCGACATGATAGACAAGTTGTCCATCAAGATTTGAAAGCCCCAAACATACGGTGCACCTAAGTATTGCATTGAATACAGAGCAGTATCAGTCCAGATCAAAATCTCTTGGCGGGTTGAACGCGCACCAATAATCTGCGAACCATTAGATAGTACAAACTCGCCTGATTGGTTAGTAATATCGGGCACCCATTGATACTCGTCTGCTTGGTCAGACCACCGCACAAGTAACGGATTAAATGTTGTATTTGGTGTTGCTACTTGATACGGGTTTGACCCCATGCAAATAACAAACTGTTGAATAGGCGCACTTAAAACTTGATAAACATTGTTGGGAACAAAAGTGCCATCTTTACCAGCTGCCGTAGCTAAAGTATCTAACGGCTGCGCTCTTGTACCTGTACCACTAGAAGCTAACCAATAATAAATAGCACCAGTACGGGGAGCAATTAATAAGTTTTGTCCGTAGTTATCGTTAGACCAAAGACGTAATTGGCTACTTAATACTGAAGAATAACCAGACCCCCATGAACCACGACCCCAAGTACCTGTACCCCAACCTGTACCAAATGTAGCTACGTTTGTACCCGTGGGAATTTGATAGGCAACAGTAATAGTACCGCCAGTAGCACTTACTTGAGAAGTGGCAAAAGTAGCCGCAGTAATTGTATAAGTAGTAGCAGATGGAACGCCAGTAACAACATACTCACCTGATAGAGTAATACCACCAAAAGCAGAACCACCTGTAATAGTTAAGTAATCACCAGCAAACGGGTTGTAAGCTACGTCAGTTATGGTTACGGTGTATGCTCCTACATTAGTCCCGGATGTATGCGAAGCGGCAGTTGTGCTGTTTACCCCACGAACTAGCCCAGTTAAGGTATTAGTGCTTACGCCTGTGTAAGAAATATCTTCAGAATCAATCCGTATAATCCCGCCTGTTGTTGGAAAAGCTGCTGCAGAAGTTAGCGTTAATGTGGTAGCCGCAGCCGTTATGGTAGCGCTTAGGGTGTTAAAAGACGTAGCACATTTATTAACTAAAGTGCTGGTTGTAATAATAGGTGTTATGTCGTAATAACTACCATTTTGAATATAGTATTTAAGGTTAGTTCCAACACCTATAAAATTATTACCAGATAAATCTACCCAAGCCCACAAAGCACGGGCCGTACCTAAATATTGAGCTGAATTTTGTTGTGCCCAGCCTCCAATTTTTTCAGGGTAACCAGAACGAAAACGAACTTTATCGCAGTCATACCAGCCACCCTCGTTAGAGTAGTTAGTACTTTCTCGATTAATTCCCGGCTTAAATTGTAGTTTTTGGATTGGCATAATTAGGCAACCATAGTAGTAGCTTTAGCTTCAACATCTGCAACACGCTTTAACCAACCCTTACCATACGTAACAAATGTAGGCAATGATCTATAGAAATCTTCTTTGGCTTTACTAAACTTAGGTAACAATTCTAGCGGCGGCACAGAGTTAATTGCCCGCATTGTAGCTGGCCCCATAGCACCATCGGCTACTGCACCTACAGCTTTTTGTAGCAATTTCACGGACGCGCGTGGCCCAGCGTTAATAGCAAAGTCAAACGCCGCGTAGTCAGTTCCCGCAGGTAATTGATCCCCACACACTGCATCCCAATAGTTCTTCTTATACAAAGGCTTAACATCTTCTTTCTTTAGAGCCTTCATGTCATCCTGCGTGACCTTCTTGCCAATATGTGCTTCCCAGTTAGCCTGAGTGCAGCCCCACATCGTGCAACCTTTACGCCCATCGGGTAACTTATTGCCCGGATCGCGCTCGTCATTAGTAAACCCACCCTCGTGAGCAATTACTAACTCAAATGCTTTATCCCAATTTTCTTTCATTGCTTGCCCTTCATATCAATGATTTTCTCTAGTGTGCGCCCGCCAAAATAGAACGACATAATGAGCATACCCCACTGCCCTAGCAATTCTACGTAACGCTCGTTGGTGTCTAAATCAAACGCACTCATCATGGCGAATATAAAATAGCCTGTAATGATGGCAATCAACGTCATCGGGCGTATGTTTTTACTAAGCCAAGAGTCTGAACCCATGTCAGCCTTGAGACGGTCTGTAAGATTGTTTTGCTCAAGTTCGTATAGCTTGGTGTCATTAGCCATCTTCTGCAAGTCACCGTTCTGCGCCATCTGAGCAAGTTCTAGTTGCGCCTTAGCCTTAGCTTCTGGATCGGGAATGAGCTTGTCTATTAGTTTGCCACCAATGCCGAGTATTGCGTCTAATCCAAACATATCATTTGCCTTCTAAAAATTCATCCAGTAAAGCTCGAAATTCTAAACTATCTGCAGTACCTAAAACTGCCGCTTCATTTTCTTTAATCAACATTAACTGAGACTTGTTACATCCCGCACCGTTCTTTTTAAGCCAATCTAATGTAAGTCTATACCGCTGCTCTGGGTTGTGAGTAGCTAATGCTAAGTATTTGAAAGTTGCTAAACTACACTTGTTATCCGCCCAAGCAATGAACAGGCAACAAGTTGTTATGGGTATGATTAAAAGCCACTTCATTTCGCCAATTCAGTTGATGCTAGATTAATACGTGTTTTGACTGCCGTTAGGTCTTGCGGTTCCTTCTTGAATCCAACTGCTATGTATCCTGCAAACTCACCCACTGGAGGCGGTATCGAACCGCGACACACAAAGTTTACGCCCTGCTTAGATTCCCACTCACTAGACCTACCCGCTATCACTAATTTATTACAAGCTACTTCACCCGCAAGCATTTGAATCACACTATTATTACGATCAGGATCACCGCCAAACAAACTAGAAACCAGCCCATCAAGACTCCTATCTATACCTTTTTCATTTAATGCAAACATCGTTACTCTACTGTTAGTCACCAAGTTCACTTTGTGAACCACCACTGTTGCTGCTTCTAGGTCTTTTTGCATGAATTCTGCTATAGGAATCATGCTGTCGCGTTCTTTAAGTTGAGGTAGTTTATCATGGCTAGTTATGGTATTTAATATTACCTGCCGCGAATCCCAAGCAAAATAACCCAGCCCAAACAACGTAACCAATATCACCACTTCCAGCAACTTAAACGGCGTATCAACCCATTTTATCAGGTCAATCGCTTTATCTATATAGCTAGACTCGGTCTTAATAACCGACTTAGGTTTACGTGGTGCGCGGGGCGTAGGCGCTTTTGCTTTGGTAACCATATTAACGTGTCACGTATGCTTGAATTATAAAAGTACCACTTACTGAGTTATTGCCAATATACAAATAAATTGAAGCCGCGTTTCTAGGTACTGGAACAAACGAACCAGAACCATCTTGCATACCAGAACCGCCATCACCGCCATGATTCACGTTTGTCCCAGAGACATTAATTGTTGCTAACGTAGTTGGTGTGCTATCTTGAATTTGCGCATACGCATATCCGCCATTATTACTCCCGCCAAAAACTTCAGCCCAGATATAAACGCCTAAACAATTAGCTGGTAACGTATATGTATCGCCGCTGTTATAAGTTAAATTAACGTAAGTCACGTTCCAAAAATTTGCTACCGCAGTGTTAGCGTAAGCAGTTGTTGCTATCTTAGTTGAATTATCCCCAGCCGATTGAGTTGTACCTACAGCCCCACTAGCTACCGTAGTTGATACCGTTGCCGCAGTTGTAGCGTTAGTTGCATTGCCCGCAGTTAAACTTGCCGCAGTACCCGTAATGTTAGTACCAACCAATGCACTGGGGGTTCCTAACGCTGGAGTAACAAGTGTTGGCGAAGTGCTAAGAACTACATTTCCAGAACCAGTAGACGAGGTCACACCCGTACCGCCATTAGCAACGGGCAGTGTTCCAGTAACGCCAGTAGTTAAAGGTAAACCCGTGGCATTAGTTAATGTACCGGATGCAGGTGTTCCAAGGATAGGGGTAACAAGTGTTGGCGAAGTGCTAAGAACTACGTTTCCAGAACCCGTAGATGTGGTTACACCTGTTCCACCGTTAGCGACAGGTAGAGTGCCTGTAACACCAGTAGTCAAAGGTAAGCCCGTGGCATTAGTCAAAGTTGCAGAAGTGGGTGTGCCGAGAATAGGAGTAACAAGCGTAGGACTTGTGGCTAAGACATTAGCACCGGAACCAGTAGAAGTTGTAACCCCAGTTCCGCCATTAGCAACGGGCAAAGTGCCTGTAACTTGTGTAGTAAGGTTTACTGTTCCAGTTATTCCTGAAGCTGGGTAGCCCGTACAGTTAGCTAAATTACCAGAAGTAGGTGTTCCAAGAAGGGGGGTAACAAGAGTAGGGGATGTGCTAAGAACTACTGATCCAGTACCAGTAGAAGCAGTAACCCCAGTACCACCATTAGCAACAGGTAAGGTCCCAGTAACACCGGTAGTCAATGGCAGACCTGTGGCATTGGTTAAAGTTGCAGATGTAGGCGTACCCAAAATAGGAGTAACAAGGGTAGGTGAAGTACTTAATACGTTATTGCCAGAACCCGTTACAGCAGTGGCACCCGTGCCACCTTGGGCTACAGCTAAAGTCCCAGTAATATTAGCAGCGGTTAAACTCGCCGCAGTACCAGTAAGCCCAGTGCCGGGACCTGTAAACTGCGTAGAAGCGGTTATTGTGGTGCCAGTAATAGCACCGGTAGTAATAGTTCCTCCAGACACAATACTTTGAGCATACTGTACATAGTTAAGCGGAACCATTGCAGTGCCAGTGCAATACATAAAAACCGTGTAGCCATTAGGGATAGAAAACGAAGAACCGCCTGACGGTTTTACGTACGCTGTATAGCTACTGTTTAAGCTATTGGTAAACGCATACAACTTTTGCACTGCGGGAACTATCACATTGTAGGTAGCGTTTTGATTACCTGTAATGATAACTACAGCGTTTCTAGCTTCATCCGACGCACCGTTTAAATTGGTAAGCGTGTAGTCTGCGTTAACCATTACAATCGTAGTTTGACCCACAATGGCCTGTTCAACTAGAGTTCCAAAATTGGCGTTGGTAGTTTGACCCCAAGTACCTGTTTGGTCGCCATCCCCAATTAGGGTTAGTTTTAATGAGGTTGAATATGTCGATGCCATAATTTATCCTATTGGGAATTATTTATTTGGACCCACGTTGTGGAATTAACATTGCTAACTTGAGTCCATCCTAAACCATCTGAATTATTTACTTGTGTCCAAGTCACTGTTTGGTCATCGTTTATTGTAAACCAGCCACGTACAAATTGGGAGTCCAAAATCGTAAAAGCTTCAACAATACTATTAAGGAAATTAGATTGCTGAATACTTAAATCGTTCATTGTTATAGCTTCAGCAACCGATTGAACAAACTGGGCGGTTATTGTCTGTGCATTAGCTACTGTCGTTGCTTCAGTAATACTTAAATAAAACTCAAGAATAGCGGTTTGAACGCTGGTAACAGTAATAGCTTCTGATAAAGATTGAACAAACTGGGCGGTAATAGCTTCAACAGATGCAGGGTTTAAGTTTTCAACGGCGCTAACAACAAACTGTGCAGTAATTGTACGTACATCGTCCACCGTAATAGGCTCCGTGGTAGTTTGCACAAAAGCCGATTGTTGGGTATTTGAGTCACCTAAAGTTATATTTTCAGTGTTGGTTAGTAGTACCGCCGTAAAAACAACTTGAGAATCCGCTACTGTTATGGCTTCGGTATCACTTACGGCAAATTGAGCAGTAAAGGTTTGTGCATCTGCCATTGTAATAGGTTCGGCTATAGTCTGTAAAAATGCAGACGCTTGGGTGCTAGAGTCCTCCATAGTAATGGCTTCAGTCACACTACCATAAAGATTTATCTGCTGCGCGTCTCCGCTATTCATTACTATATCTTCAGTAATGGCGTTTGAAAACGTAGAAAGCTGGGTGCTAGAGTCCGCTAACCTTATATCTTCCGAAACAGAAAGCACAAATAAACTGGGCGGCAAAGCCGCAAACGGTGCCTGTGAGAACCCAGCGTAGCCAAACATTATCTAAACCTTGGGCCGTTAACCCACATTGTTGCACTGCAACGTAAACCAGAAGTAATAGGCACTACCCTATGTTCTAGGATAGACGGAAAGGCAATAATAGTTCCTTTCTCTAATGGCGCTTTAAACGTGCTTCTCATACGTATTTCAAAATCTCCACCTTCAAATTCAGCCGGATCATTCAATAAACAAACTACGGTAATCTTTCTATCGTAATCTTTGCCCGATAAAGGGAAAAAATCTGTATGCCAGTTGTAATGTTGTTTAGACCCATACTCAGCGTATTGCACAGCTTCGTGGTCTTCTAAATGATAGCCCCACTTACATTCACGATTAGCTAAAGAAACAAAGTTAAACATCTGTAACCCAAACCAATGATCTTTGTTAATGAAACTAACCGTTGTATCTCTATGTTCTTTGTCTAAAGTATTGCCGTCTATATCCATAGAAGCGGCTTTTTTATCATAGACTTTAAATTCCTCGTGCGCTTTAAGCACTTGGTCAGGAGGAACTTGACTGATATACCATAGAGGAAGGTGCGCCATACATTGTCTTTTTAAATTGTAATATTTCTTAATTCTTCTAATGTGTTTGCTGTTTCAACTAAATTTGTGATATTTCTTAGTCTTGCTTTTTCTGCAACAATAGAAGTTGTATCGGAGTTTGATTCTAACGCTCTTTGAAACAACACATCTTGTATTGCAAATAAAGGTTTGCGCTCTGCGCGCAGTCGGTTTTTAGTGATTTCTTTTGCTTTAGCAAAGTTTACTGTGATAGATGTATCATCCATCTCCCAAGCATTAAAAAAATCTCTATAGCCATTAGGTAGATCATCAAATTCTATAATACGCGCCCCTGCCCCACTAGGCACATCTTTTGCCATAACTTCTTCTATAGAAATTTCACCGCTGGGGGAGCATACTGATACCCCATTATTTTCATTTTTAAAAATAATTATTTTAGCCATATATTCTTTCTAATATTAAAAATAAACTAATAAATTTTAAGTGCTAAAAATAGCAAGATAAACTCTATCCATATTTTCGTCACCACCGTTAGAGTATGTATATATTTTAAATTGAGAAGTTGTAGGCGTAAAATCATATCTTATGTTTGCTACTTTACCATTTGTTGAACTTGCACCGGATGTAGGTTTTAACGCCGTAACAATCGCATAATTTGCATTAGCCATAGCAGTTGTCATATTTATAGTGTAATAGCCATCGCTAATAACAGATATTGAACTAATATTAAAAGAACTAATTATAGACCCCGCACCTGAAAAATTTAGCCATGCTTTAGCAACTTGTGTTGTTCCCAAAGATGTTGTCCATGCTGAACCTGTTGAAACGGCAATTCCTGCGCCCGGATATGTTGTTGGACCCGTAGGTCCAGTTGGTCCTGTGGGACCTGTAGGGCCGGGGCTTCCCGTTGGGCCGGGACCACCTGTTGGACCTGTGGGGCCTGTCAAACCTGTGGGACCTGTGGGGCCGGGCGCACCCGTAGGACCTGTTCCTCCCGCCGTGCCTGTGGGACCTGTGGGGCCTGTGGGGCCTTGAGGAACGGTAAAATTAAATACCGCAGCGGAAGTTGTACCGCTGTTTGTTACGGCGGCTGGGCCGGTTGAAGTTGTGCCGACAGTTACCGTAGCAGCAGTTCCCGTAGGACCAGTAGGACCCGTAGGCCCCGGAGAACCTGTAGGCCCCGGAGAACCTGTCAAACCCGTTGGACCCGTGGGTCCCGGACTTCCTGTAGGCCCCGTAGGCCCCGTAGGCCCTGTAGGCCCCGTTGGGCCTGTAGTTGATGCCCAAGCAAACGCAGTTCCTGTCCATTGCAAGTAAGTGCTTGACACCGTTGGGGCAACAACAAAAGTAGTTGCGCCAGCCCCAGAATTATATGGGATTCGGTTAGCCGCACCGCCAGCAATATTTGTAGCTGTAGTAGCAGAAGTTGCAGAAGTTGCTGATGTGGCAGTCGCGGCGTTACCACCTATAGAAAGCCCTGATGCTGTTCCAGTAATATTGGTTCCAACTAAAGCACTAGGAGTTCCCAACGCGGGGGTTGTTAAAGTCGGTGAAGTGCTAAGAACAACCGAACCTGAACCAGTAGATGTCGTTACACCTGTACCACCATTAGCTACAGGCAAAGTTCCGGTTACTTGAGTAGTTAGACTTACTGTTCCACTTAAGTTAGCAGTTGTATAGCCCGTACAGTTGGTCAGTACACCAGAAGTTGGTGTACCAAGAAGGGGGGTAACTAAAGTTGGTGACGTACTTAATACGTTGTTTCCAGAACCAGTAGATGTAGTTACACCTGTACCACCATTTAAAACCGGCAATGTTCCCGTTACTTGAGTAGTTAAACTTACTGTCCCACTTAAGTTAGCAGTTGTATAGCCTGTGCAGTTAGTCAATACGCCGGAAGTAGGTGTTCCAAGAAGGGGGGTAACCAATGTAGGTGATGTACTTAATACGTTGTTTCCAGAACCTGTAGATGTAGTTACGCCCGTACCACCAGCCAATACCGGCAATGTGCCAGCAGCTAATGCAGAAGCAGACGTTGAATACAGCGCGTTGTTGCCAGCAGTAAACGTGGTTAGCCCTGTGCCGCCATAACCTGATTGAATTGTACCGCCCTGCCATGTCCCACCTGAGATTACCGTAGAACCTAAAGCTAAAGCATTTGTACCCCAAGTTACCGCTTCTGGAAGATACCCGTGTACGTCCCATGTCCCTGCGGTAGTTCCGTTAGATAACAACACAAGTTCAACAGCGCCACCAGAAGTAATTGTTCCAATTGCGCCAGTTGCATAATCTTGAAGCGTTAGCGTTCCTGTTGCATTGTTATTAAATACAAAAGCTACACCTGTAGTCAGTGTAGTTGCATCAGGCATTGTGTAAGTTTGACTGCCTGTACCAGTAAGTGTCTGTGAATAACTAGAAGCCGCTGTTAACGCAGTTGTGCCCGCCGCAGCTGCAGTGCTTGTATTAGCTTGGTTAAGTCTATTAATAGATACGTTTTGGTTAGAATCCCGCAACATAACTGAGTTAGCGCCAGATGAAGCCGTAACACCTGTACCGCCGTTAGCAACAGGCAGGGTTCCAGTAACACCCGTAGTTAGAGGTAAACCTGTAGCGTTAGTTAGTGTTGCCGAAGCTGGAGTACCCAATGCAGTTGCATTACCAGAAGCGTCTAAGTTAACTGATTTACCCGCTGGGTATGTGGCAAATAGGGTAACAGTACCACTAAAAGTAACTGCTGTATTGGAGTTACTAGAACTTAAGATTGTAGTACGAGTTAAAGTAGGCCCCGTAGTTGAGTACGTGCCAATACCTACTTCCCAGTTAGTTCCGTCATTAGCAGAGTAATAGGTAGTATTTCCATTGCCTATAACAGCAAAAGATTGGTATCCGGTTATTGCACTACCTATTGTAAAACTAACGGTAGTATTAGCTGTTGCGGATACCTGTACACGATCAGCGAGTACAAGAGCCATTTAGGACTCCTTAACTTGTAGCGGTTGTGCTGTATGTAACGCTTACTGTGTCGCCGGATGTAACGGTCTTAGCTGTGCTGAAATTGCCTTCAGAATACAGAGTACCAGCAGTACTTGAAATTGTGCTAACAGCGCCTGAACCGGTAACTAAGAAACAACCATAGACAGTTGCTGAACCCGTCATTGTATAAGTGATAGCGGTAGCAGTTGAAGTCGTTACATTGGAAGGTGTAGTACCAGACGAAGAAGCCGCAGCAAATACTGCAGTGCCACGAACAGCTGAACCACCAACCGTGTAAGTAGTTAACTCAGTCCATGTTTTAGAAGTCATGGTATCAGCGGCAGCAAACGTAGTGCTGTTATTGATAAGACCTAAAAATGGGCCAACGGTGGTATATGTGCCAGAGGTTCTTAGTAATGTATTTAGTAACAGTTCTTTACCAACGGCTACAACCAGATTAGGGAACTCTTCTTCCCATTTAAGGTTGCCTTGTGCGTCACGGCACTCTACTTGATAAAAACCTTCTACGCCCATTCCTTCAGGAATAACTGCGTTTGCTTGTAATGTGGCTACAGCGTTGTCGCCAAAACCTTGAGATTCTTTGTGCATGATTACTCCTAACTAATTGTAATAACAGAGGTAGTAGAACCTACTGTTGGGAACGTCACTGTAAATGTATTGGTTGTCGTTTTATCCGAGCCAAAATTTAAAACCGCTACAGAAGCATTAGTAGTGCTATTGTAGATTAAAGCGCCCCTAGCGGTAAAGGAAGCACTTGTCCAAACAACAGGATTAAACGAAAGATACGCGATGTTATTTGTAGTATCGCCAGTTGGAACCGTAGAAACTACCAGCGTTTTACCACCAGCTGTATATCCCGTGCCAACAACTTCCCCAACCGTAGTATATGCAGTGGTTGTGTTGTTTAAGTTAGCATTAGCCGTGTATAAAGCAATTTTGTATACGTAAGACGTACCCGTATTAAAGTTAACCAACCCACTAAGTAGATTGGTTTTAAAGGTAGTTGTCTGTCCTTGGACAATACTCATGAATTAGGCCCGCTAACATTAAGTTTAGTTTGTCCATCACGGTAAGCATCACCACGCTCAAGTCCATCACCAAGACGTTTAGCTAGGGCTACGGCTTCTGTAAACTTCTGCTCGTAGTAACCTACTAAGTCCTGCTCACCCTTCATAAATAACATCGCCTCGCGCATAGACCCGTATAGCAAAATAGGATCAAAGTTATCGCCAAGCCACGAAGTACCAGTAGCGTTGTTTATAGTACCAACCGGAACTGAGAACCCAGACCCTGTACCAATACCAATATTAGCGGCACTAAAACTTAACACATCCCCAACAACGTAGAAGTTACCGCCATTGGTTAAAGTCACTGACGTAACAACAGAACCAGCAATAGTAATTGTAGCTACCGCACCTTGCCCTGAACCACCAGTTAACGGGATATTAGTATACGTTCCATTAGTATACCCAGTACCAGCCGTAAAAGTTTGAAACGTAGTGATAATACCCTGCACAATAGACGCGGGGTAGAAGAAGTAATGCAGTTCTACGGTGTAATTAGAATCCGGCGTTGGGCCTAAAATAACTGATAATTCCGTGTTAAGAGTGTACTGTGGGCCAAATAGTGCGTAATACTGGGGGGTACCCGTATCAGTAGCTTTAGGATAAGCCTGTCTAATAAAGTTAACATCTTTGTTAAGTAGGTACTCATAACCATTAGTAGTTTCAACAGCTAAAGAGTACGTAGACAAAAAGTCAGTAGGCAATGACAAATACTGATTACCTGAAGTTAGAACGCCGGTTACATTTCTTCTTAGCGCAGGGAACTGCACCATGTTGTAAATGCGTTCTTCAGCCTGTTGCACAAACGTAGGAATATTCGCTACAAATAGCGACTCCGTATTCTCGGCATAGCTTTGAATTGTTTGGTACAACGTCACGTAGTTCACGCCATTGGCCCTCTGCTCATAACACCTTTAGTAGCCGCACCCGTACCACGCATTTTAATGCCGGTAGTCTTAACAGGCTCATTGCCAGCAGACTTACTAATGTTGCCAATAGTAACGTCATACGTATCTGCTTTACTGCGGTTTGGGCCACTGCCGGGGTTTTCTGAAGCTGATACAGCTTTCCCTGACATATTATGTGGCTTGGCATATACGGAAGCTTGTCCAACTTCCTTGCCTTTCACTTTGTTAGAAAACTTAGCCATTATCGCCCCCTTTGAGCTGCTACTTTAGCAAGGCCACGACCCATAGACTTCATGTTTTTGTTGGTTTTGCCAACAGTTTTAGTCATTGGGCCTTTTTCAATTTTAGCGGTTGGGCCTGAATCGCCAAGGTTTTTACCCTCGGTTTTACCCTTTTTAGCTACGCCATCAGCTGCTGATTTAAATCCCATGTTGTACTCCTAAGTTGTAGTTACAGTTACATCATTAACCGTGCCCACCGCAACTAGTGCATTAGGCGTTAAATTTCTATCAAACCCGCTAGAACCACCTACAGGTGCCCAGCCCCACTCAATTACTCGACTACCACCTTCAGGGTAACCAGCTTCTACAACTGTATTATTATCCCCATTTTGCGTCTGTACGCCACTCATTCCAGAACTATAATAGCTTACATCAGGTCTTGGTTCCCGTACAGCCTGTGGATCATTTACAGGGTACATACCTAACTGTAACTGCGGTTGATCCGGTTCCCAACATTCAGGACAAACTTTTATACTGGTTTGCTTAGTTTTAATCGTTAACTTTTTTAGTTCCTTAAGCTTATACCGCTGACCGCAACGATCACACTCGGCAATACTATATTTACCAGATGCAAAATTACTAGGCATAGAATAAATTCCTTGGTACAAACCTAATAGGTGCAGTTTCTCTATCCTCAGCAGAAGCTAGCCCAAACTGCTCTTCATAATCTGCTTTCAAAAACATTACTCGTTGCGGGTCTGTTCCTTGGATTTTAACACTTAAAAAGTACGATAAACCAGCTACCATACAGTTAACAAACCGAAATGGTACATCCTGTACATTAACACCGCCACCAGCATCTTGAATACGACGCATACGCCAATAAACGAGAGTATATGCACTACCAGCAGGGGGGCAAGGCCAGATGTTAACGCAAGGTAAATACTGCTCAGTAATCACATCACCAATAGAATGAGCTGCTGCTGTGGTGTTATTCTGACCTCTCCAACAGTTTTGAAGTTGGTTACCTACAATATTTGTGTACGCAATAATCTCAGAACCAATCTGAATAAACCCTGTAGACCGTAAGTCTAGGTTTACAATATTCGCATTGGTTGCAGTCTTTAATGTGATCGTAGTGTCAGTAGCATTAATTGCCGTTTTTAGCAGGTAATCAGTTGTATTAGTTGTACCCGATTGACGGTTGAAATAGACCTGAATAGGTCTACCAGTAGTTAGCTTATTAGGAATAGTAGCGTAAGTAGGCTCAGATATACGGCTGAGATTAATATCAATTTGGTTGGTTGAATCTGCATTGTTTGTACGAGTTTCTAAATCTAAGATGTCCACGGTATCTATTGGAACAGCGTAAATACCTTGGTTGGGGTTTAAAATAAGACTTGTTTCTTCAACAGTCCATAAATTGATACCACGATTAGCCCACTCAATAAGCATCAAGTTAAGCGAACGTCTGGCTGTTCTAAGGTCGTAACCCGTACGCATTTGCGTACCACAACGCTCAAATGCCTCTTCGACTAATTCAGGTAAGTCGAGATTAAATACTGTAACTCCAGACGTATTTGCCATTATCTATATCTCGCGGTTTTCTTTGCAATACTTTTAGGTTGAGCTACAAACTGTTTACCTGCTGCTTTACCAACTCGTTTTGCCTTAGTCGTTGCCGCATATTCAGCAGAGCTAAGACTTTTAATCGCTGCTTCTGGAAGATACCGCTCTCCAGTTTTACTCGATGGTTTACCAGATTTAGTACGCCACTTTTGATCACCCCAAGCCTTTAGGGATTGTTGCGGCGCTTTCAATCTTTATACCCCCCACCAGAAGCTTTGTACTTCTTTGCTACTAACTGTGCTTTACGAGCTGACCACTTACCAGCACCTGTACCATGCGTTGCAGCAGCTTTAACTTGTGAAACAATACGTTTGCGTAAACCGGGTTTAGTGTAATTGCCCGCTTCATTTACCTTGGATTTGGCTTGACCACCTTCTTTCATATAGCCCATTTTGTTACGGACTTCTGTAGGTAGTTTTCCAAGTCCCGCATTATCTTCTGGTACTTCTTTTAATTCACCACCAGCCGCCATCTTTTTAGTTAAAAATAATTTATCTACTATTTCCATTCGCTGGGGTTTAGTTGTAACTTTATTAATAACACTTAACCGTTTAGCTTTATCTTTTCCCGCCTCATAAAAGCCAGCATCTTTTAAAGATTTGGTTACGTTTTTAACACTACCGCCTTCAGCATACTGCGTAAAGTCAGTATCATCCCGACGAGCTTTCTTTTTCCCGCCGGGCATCTTTGATGGGCTAATAGCACCCATTCCTCTACTAGCTCTCATACCATTTTTCCACGAGTTTTACCTCGTACGGCGCAGCCATCAGCACGGTTAGAAGCTGAAGATACTTTACCACCTGACTTCATATTGAGGCTAGCAAAACGACCAGTACGTTTTTCCGGTTTTGCTGGGCCGGGGTTACGTTCCGCTTCCATACGTTGTCTAGCTTGTTCATTTAAGCTTTCATTACGACGGGCTTCGGTTGGGGTAGCAAACTTACGCGGCTCATCAGCTTTTTTAGGTAAGCTAGCAAAACGACCAGTACCAATCTTAGGAGTTTCTTTTTCAGGCGCGGGTTCAGCTTTAGCTTTACGAAGAGCGGTAGCTATAGGAGCCTTAGAAACTGTAGAAGAAGAAGGTGCTTGTTGATTCTTAGTGCTGCTAGTTACTTCTTGTGCAGCTGAATCTTCGTCTTTATCGTAATAAACTTCGCTTTCTTCCGTACCATCATAACGCTTTACTTTGCTTTTCATATCACTTTTCCTTTCATTTTAGGCATAGAAGCCTTGGTTTTACCACGTTGAGCTATACCATTAGCAGATGAACGGAAAGAACCACCTTTAGCTAGTTTAAGCTGGGTACCCTTACCACCCTTATGCTCCTGAGCGTCGTGCTGTTTAAAAGCTTTCTTGATCATGGCTTTATCTTGCTTAGTGTCAGTCATACCACCTTCAGCCATTTTTTTAACTTTACCGCCTTTTTTCATCATGCCCGGAGTTCCCGGCATAGGGGCACCACCACCCATTCCCGGTGCGGGTTGATTACCTGCTGCCATACGTCCACCCATAGGGGCCATAGGTCGTTTACGCGCTGCCATTAATGCAGCAATCATCTTTGGGTCTGGTTTCTTAGCCATAGTATCACCACCTTTTTTAAAAGTTTTGCCTTTATCGGCTGAGTTAAATTCTTTACCCACTGACTGTGGGATACCTACCTTCTTAGCAAATGCAGGGTTATGGGCTACAGCTGCCATGAAGTTATGCTGTTTCTTACTTACGCTTGGCATACGCTACAATCTCTCTAACAGTTTTGGTTTCCCAAAGCCTAACCAACATATAGACTAACACCACAATGCTACTTACAAGGGTTACAACAGGCGGTAGCCACTGCATAATGTTACTTAAACCTATTGTAAAGGCAGCGCCATCAGCCATTACTTTTGCGTCGTGGGTTTCCATTTAGCACTTCCAAGCACGTAAAGATTTATTAATGCGTGAATCCGGATCATTCGCCGTTTTCGCACTCGTCAACTTCTTCTTCATCCCAGACATCCTTGCGCAAAAGCTTTTCTTGCGGCTGCCACCTTCTGGTTGTGGAGCTTTTAATCCCGGTTTCCCCGGATTGGCTGCGTTGTAAGAAGCACGTCCTTTGGCGTTTAAACCGCCTTTGGGGTTCTTGCCTTCTTTGCGTTGCCATGCAGGAGATTTAGCCATAAAAGACTACCGCAGTTGTAGTTGCCGAAACCACAGCGGAGACATTTGTACTACACTTAATACCTTCGCCGGGAAATACCATATAGATTGAACCAGCGGCTGCGGGTGCAGTAAACGAAAATACAGCTGTGCCGCCAGTGCCGTCGTTTAATACAACTGTCGCGCCTGTAGAATAACTAATGGAAATACCTTTAATGCGAGTGCCACCAGCAAAAATAGTGGTGGTTGCTCCAGCCGCTGCTACTGCCGATTTAACGTCAGTTTGCATCATAATTAATCTCCTAAAGTGTTAGTGGGGGCCTAAGCCCCCTAGATTAATTAGGCCTGAGTGTTACTTTGAACGTATGTACCGTCTGATTGGCGAACTACATAAGTTAGCGTTAATATACCAGCACCAGAAGTGGCAGTTACGTTAGCTTGAGTAAATGTAATGATCGCATCGCTCGTACCTACGTTAGAACACAATACAGCGGCAGCTGCGTTGTTATTACCAATCAGTAAGTTAACTACACCAGTATTGGTAAATACGCTACCGTTAGCTGCGGTGTTAATAGCTGTACCATTTACAA